TCGTAAACGGATCCAGCAACTCGAATGCGATGCTCGCTTCCATCGTCGAGAGTGATGAGTATAGATTCGTTGGTATAGTTTGAAATAGTATTTTGGATTGCTTCCATGTCTTTTATTATATATTTTGTTTCTTATAAATTCAACTAAAATTCTATATTAAAGGTCCTCAGAACCATAAGAATGGAATTTCTAAATACAAATTTTTTAAGGTTTAAATGAAGGTTTAAAATTTAACATTTTATGGTTAAAAACATCAATATTTTTAGATTTAATTTAATTCGGACAATGGCTTTAATAAACCATAAAAATTAAATAAAAGAGTTTAAAGAGAATATAATAAATAACAAAGATACAATATGTTTTTATGTAAAATGAGTAGTAAAGGTATAACAAACTTTAAAAATGTTTTTGATTTATATGGTCAAATTGGTATTAAAGATGTCTGTTTTGATGTAAAAAAAACAGGTATTTATATTTATACAACATTTGACAAAAGTATTCATGCTATGGCTACATTTCATAATAGTTCATTTTTAATTTATAATTGCAATACAGAGTGCGCTTTCACCTTAAATATTAAGAGTATGAAGGAAAATCTTAAAAATATTACAAGTATTGATACCATAGAATTATCAATAAAAAAAGATCGAGAAATGACTATTAAGGTGGATAAAAAGACCATAGAATTTGAAAAAAAACTTTATATGAAAGAAACTCAGTTTTATGGTTTACCAGAATTAGATCAAGTTGAACCATTAAATATTAAGTCATCTGACTTTTTAGAATTATGTAGGTCTATAAATGGTAAGTTTAATATGACCATAAAAACCGAAGAAAATGTTCCAGAAATTATATTTGAATCTGAAAAGAGCAAGATTACCATAAAAGGTGATAAAACTGAAAACAGAAAAATTTTACCATTTGAAGGTGAGTTTAAAGCAGAATATTTTTCTAAATTTAAAAAGTTTACTAAATTCAATTCCAATACAATAAAGGTGTACATTAACCCTAATCAACCTTTGACTTTTGAAGCCAGTATTCCAACCGTAGGTTCCAAAGATAAGGACAAGGAAAAATATAAGGATAAAATAACCATATGGATTAAATCATTAAAACAAATTGATACCGACTACGAAGAAATGGAACCGTAAAATATTATTTTATGCTTGTTTAAAAGCATAAAATAAACATAAATTTAAGATTTTTGCTTGATGGGGTATAACGTATTGGTTAAATGTAGATAGACGCGCTTCTACATTTTGAGCAAAACCAATTTTTTGGATGGACAGAGGTTTAATATTAGCATTTGTCACAACGTATACAAACCCATTTTTATTGGTCTTTTTAAACTTCATCCAACTAACAAGTTCTGAAAAAAACTCTTTTGGTACATAAGCACCAGTAATTTTTTTATTTAAATGGTCATTGTTTTGAAGCTTAACTTCGTATAGAAAATTGCCGCCAGAATTCTGGCAATTTTTATGGTAATATTCAACCATATTTTTAGATTTTTCTAAACGGCGCCAATTAAAATAGTTCTTTCCACCTTGTTCACACAACTTGGTTGCGTTAAAGCACCCGGTAGCCTTATCAACGACTAGTTTAAAGTCTCCAAACAGACCATAGTAAAAAGTGTCTTTAATATGTTCGTAACAGGTGTCGTTTAGCGGCATATATGTATTGGTGTATTGAGTGACATTTTATAGTTTATAAGTTCCATCTTTATTTGTCTTTTAATTTTCCTTGAAAAATTCAATTTTTTTATCTCTTTTTTTACCAAGTAATAAATGGATACAAAGAGAAAGTATTCACCCAAATCCGAGTATGTCGCGGTAAACATGGAAAAAACACCTCAAACTAAAACGTCGTGTGAAAAAACTAAATATTGTATAATTTTTATGGGAATAATAATCATTATTTCTATTCTAATTTTAAGCTTAAACAATACAATAATTTCTAATAATAATAATAATATAACACAGTCAATTGACATACAGTCGACAACATCTCTTCCTAAAGAGGAGGAAATTAACCTACAAACACAGTCGACAACATCTCTTCCTAAAGAGGAGGAAATTAACCTACAAACACAGTCGACAACATCTCTTCCTAAAGAGGAGGAAATTAACCTACAAGAACCAAATTTGAATGACGCTAATCCACTTTTAAACGAGATTTATGAAGAAGGTAAAGATTTTACTATATCAAATAAAACTATAATTTTAAATCAAAATGGTACCATTTTGATTAATTAAATATTTTTAATGCTGAAATTAGCATTAAAAATATTGGTTCAAATTAAGGTAAAAATTTAAAAGTATTTGAAGCTCAATTGATCTTGGAGAAAAATGAATTTTTTCTCCATTTTTAAGTATTAATAAACCATGACAAAAAAAATAATACAAAAGAACAAATTTTTATTTAATAATCCAATATTGCAAGTATTTTTGGTTAAAAGTAACCTTCTTATTGATCTTTTTAATTTTATAAATTATATACATGTTGTACCATCAAAGGGAGATGATGAACTTTCTCATCGTTCTGGTTCAATTGTAGCCATAAAATATAAAAAGTTAATAAAAGGTAGAGAAGACCTTTTCAAAAATAAAATTGGATTTAAAAATGCATGCCATTTAATAGTGTGTTATACCTTAGAAAAGCGTAAAAAAAAACTAATACATATAAGATTGACTGCTATTGGTACATTTCATATTATGGGTTTACCACAACCAGATGTTGTAAACATAATTTTTAAACTATTTTTACTCCTTGAAAAAGGAAATAAAAATAATATATTTCAATATATAAATCCAGACAACACAGATGCCAGGCTCGAGATCGTAATTGTTCCAGTTTTAAGTAATTTTATGCTTACATTTAGCGATGAATTAACTAAAAGAATTTTTTCAAATTCAAAGATTAAAATAGTCAAAAAATTTATAGACAATAATTTTTTAAGTTTCATGGTACCAGGAGATCACGCTATTATTATAAAAAAATCATTTACATTTGAAGACTTTAGAACCCAGCCAATATTGTATATTACATGGAGTCATAAATATGGTAAATTGTCACGCTATATCGAGTATGAATCTTATACAACTTTATTAACTGGTATTCAACATAAAAATGCTCTTTATAAAAAATATTTAACTTTAAGGTTATTTTCAACCGGTAAAGTTTGGGTTAGTGGATTTAACGAACTTTTGATCAGAGACGAAGTAAATAAATTTTTAAAAGTTTGTGAACAAATTTAACCTAAAAAAATTTAAAATTTAGTTATGCTTCAAAACATCACATAAAACATAAAAATATGAAGTAATAGGTTGAAACCTTAGATAATAAATGACTATTGTAAATGGATTTACCGTACAAAAATCGACTAAAACATCTTATGATACAGGTCAACCATGTAGCTGTGGTACATGTACAGCTTTTACATCTAACAGAGAATGTGGTCAAACCGATGGGATGTCTGACTGGGAATATGGGCATGAAGCGTGTTGTTTCACATGCCCAAACAAGAGACATTGTGCCAAACCAGATTCGAAAGAATGTGACATTGGTGTAGATTCTCACAAACGCGACCCTTTGAGTCGAGTTACCTGGAATGGCCGAGGCCCAAACTTAAAATGTATTTATGACGTAGACAAAATCAATACATTTGATCAAATTGATAACTTTAAACAACGCTTTGGTATTCACGGAGATTATAATAATATAATAGCTAATTATTGTCAACAATCTTCTGATACATGTATTGTTGATCCCGATACCGGTGAAAACATGACTAAATGTTCAAGGTTAAAATCAACCGGTAAAGATGGAGAATTATGCCGTGGTTGGTTTAACCAACAACCTAAAGGCACCCAAGATACTGTTGTACAAAACTATTGTGCTGTTAATAATACACCTGATTGTAAGTGTGTAAATAGAGCTCAAAATGATGTTTATCGCAGCCTTAAAGTTGGGAAGGTTATTAATGATGGTTGCTGGTTCACTCCATGCGCTAATTCTCAATCATATCTACAGACAACTGAAGTAGAAAATCCATCTTGCCCATCAAATTTTTGTGATGTTATATATAACATTATTAAAGATAGAGATGTAACCATAGATAATATTAAAAATGATGTTAATTGTGTGTTTAAACCAGCTCCAAAACCGACTCCGACTCCAGCTCCGACTCCAGCATCTAAGAATCTCCTAGTCTCATAATC